GTTATTGAATGGCTTAAACAAGAAAAAGAAAAGTATCCTGATGTGTTCTCCTAACATTACACACAACACCGTAATAACCGTAGTGCGAAGCATTACGAGTTATGGAGTGTTGAAGAGCGTTTTAATGCGAATTATTTAAACACAAAAATTATTATTATGAAACTACACAATTTACAACAACGTAGCCAAGAATGGCACGACATTAGAAAAGGCTCAATCGGTGGAACAAGAGCTAAGTACGTAACCAAGTCAAACAACTTAACTCTATGCGATGAGTTGATTGCTGAACGTCACTCTGATTACATCGAGGAAACGTTTGTTAACGATGCAATGCAGAGAGGAATTGACCTTGAACCAATCGCTTTGCAGGAATTTAGTGCAAATCAAGAAGTAACGGTAACACCCGGCGGATTCGTAACAAACAAAAAATTCCCGAATTGTCACCTTTCGCCTGACGGTTTAATGATGGAAAACGGGCAACCAATCGCAGGGGTGGAGGTTAAATGCCCTACCACGAAGAAGCACGTTGAGTATATTCGCTCAGGAAAATTACCAGCTGAATACAAATATCAAGTTTTCCATTACTTCACCTTGTGCGAATCGATTGAAACTATGTATTTCGTTAGTTTTGATCCACGATTCAAACCACGCCCTTTGCATATTTTGCCAGTTACAAGAGAGGAAGTTCAGGAAGATTTAGACAAGTATCAAGCAGAATTAAGTAAGTTTATTGCAAAAGTAAATAAGTACGAATCACAAATAATTGATAATTTTTAGACTATGAAAGTACAAGGAACAATTACAGAGATTTTCGACACGCAAGAAGTATCGGATAAATTCAAGAAAAGGGAAGTGGTTATAAAAACTGACGACCAGTACCCACAAGAACTATTAATCCAATTCACTCAAACTAAATGCGACGCGTTAAACGCTTACAATGTAGGCGATTCCGTGACGATTGACATTAACCTTAGAGGTCGTAGATGGACTAATAAGGAAGGAGTCGATAAGTTCTTTAACACTATTGAGGGTTGGAGGATTTCAGGCGAACAAAAGACTGATTTAGAATTTTAAACCAACTCCCCTCTCTATATGGGAGGGGTTAATTTAACCACTATGAAAATACAATTAAACAAGTTTTCCGATAACCTAAGAAAGGTCTTAACTGACCACATCGCAACGGAAGGAATAAGCAAGCGAGAGTTAGCCGTGAAGTGCAAAATACACCCTTTGCAGTTCAATGAGTTCTTACGTGGAAAAGCAGGCTTGAGCACTAAGACTATTGATAGGATTGGGGAGTATTTGGGGTGACGGTTACTTGTATGAATAGTAGCCAATATCGGAAGTAAAGCCGATAAATATAAATATCGGTTAATTAACCGATAATAACCTTAAAAAGACCCTACAACGTTAAGTGTAACAGGTCGTTTTAATGCCTGTTACATATTGTTAGGCTTTCGTTAATTATTAAAATATAAACAAATGAACATTAAAGAAATATACAGATTGAACTACATGAGAAATTATTGGTCTTATGTAGGAACATTAAGAAACGAGAAGAAATTTAACTTACACGATAAAGTTTTCTTTGTGGTGAACGGAAACGAGATAGCTAAAGGTGAAATAGTTGGGTTGGAATTGCCTCCTGTTGATAATCCAGAATATAAATACAAAATAAAGTTGCCCGAAGAGTTAATAAGGCAAAGGATGGATAATGATGATTTTTACAACGGTGAAAACTTTGATAAAGTAACTTTAATATGTGACCGTATTTTTAACACTATTGAAGAAGCAAAAGAATCTGCTATAAAACAACTTGACAAACTTTATAATTTGCAAAAAGAAGAGATTGACAGATATTTTAAGCAGTGGCATAATGAAGCCTAACGCCAAAGCGAAACGCCGTTTCAATGGCGATTTGCTGACCGTTAAAGATCGTTTTAATGCGGATTATTTAAAATTTAATTATATGACACCAGAACAAATCAAACAAAGACTTCAGGAACTTACCGAAGCGAAAGAAAAAACAAAATCAATTCAGAAAATTTGTGAAATTCAAGACGAAATCGACCAGCTTACGGGAGAGGCGAACAGACGATCTATTGAATTAAACGAAAACGATAGCGATTATGAGTGCATTGGCTGTGGCAGTTAGCAATAACCCCACGTGGAACGAAATGATCACCTACCTCGAAAAACAACCGAATCAAAAAGTGAACCACAACGAGGTAAAGGTTAACGATTTGCATAGATTTGTGGACCACATGAAGTATCTTATTTCACTTCACACCCCCAAGGAAAGGATAAAAAATGTAAATTGCTTATCTTTGAAGGGTAGCGTTAAGAAAGTTTATGACGCTGTGAAATATAACGAATTGATAAATTTTTAGATTAGTCTAAAAATATTTTTCGGTTAATCTAAACAAACGAAAAACTAACGAATATGCCAGGAGGACACAAGAACATCAAACCGTCCGATAACACTAACGGATTTCAGAAGAATAAGCAAAATATTAATCGCAAAGGTAGACCTCGAAAGCTGATTTCTGACACCATTAAAAAAATGGAAAAAGACGGCATAAAGGAAACTACTGTACAAGAGATTAAAAGTGTTTATTTACGCCTTATTAACCACTCTAAAGAGGAATTGCAAGAGGTTATTGATGACTCAAACCAACCCGCTTTAAACGGTATTGTAGCGCAAAATATTCTATCAGGTAAAGGTTTTGAGGTTATTGATAAGATGCTTGACCGTGCGATTGGTAAAGCCACGCAATCAATGGATGTTACTACTGGAGGGGATAAGATAAATAACAACTTAGACAAGCTATCCACTCAGGAGTTGAAAGACTTACTTAATGACAAGTAAAGAAGCTTTAAAAGAACTTGCTAAACGGCGTGTAAGACAAGAACTCGCACGCCGTGAGTTTTGGGAGTTCTGTAAATATTATGATGCTGAATTTTTCGCTAAACGTGATTTCTTTGAGCCAATCGCAGGAGCATTCCAACGCATAGAGGAGGGGGAAATTAAATCTTTATCGGTATCACTTCCCCCAAGAGCGGGAAAGTCTTACATAACCTCCCTTTATTGTGCGTGGACGTTGGGGAGAAACCCTAGTGACTCAGTAATGCGGAACACTTGTACGGCTACCCTATACCAAAAATTCAGCTATGACGTGCGAAATATCGTCAAATCGGACAAGTTTTCAGAGGTATTCCCAAGCGTTAAGCTAAGCGACGATAAAGCGAACTTGCAAGGTTGGAATACCAACGAGTCAAAAATGGTGGGTTATTTTGGTGCAGGTGTTGGCGGTACAATTATAGGTTTTGGAGCAACCAAGGTGGCCATCACCGATGACCTTTACAGAGGAATGGAGGATGCTTTGAGTGATACCATTAACGATAGGGTGTTACAATGGAAAGAAGCGACACACGACAGTAGGCTTGAAAGTGGTTGTGCACGAATTGACATTGGTACACGATGGAGCGTTAACGACGTTATAGGGCGTGATTATGCATCTGGAGAGTATGATGAGAGCGTGATAATTCCCGCACTTGATGAGGACGGTAATAGCTTCTGCGAGGACGTGATGACCACAAAGGAATACCAAAAGAAAAAGGCTAAAATGCTTGAAGAAATTTGGTTAGCTGAATATATGCAACAGCCAGTTGACGTAAAAGGTAGGTTATTTGGTGCTGTCGATACCGTTACTCAGGAGGAATGGGCGGAACTATCCACACGTTGTGAGGGTTACCTGGCTTATATTGATGTTGCTGACCAAGGGAAAGACTATACAGCGATGGCGATCGGTGGAATTGTTAAAGACCATATGTATATTGTGGATGTGTTATTTACCCGTGAAAACACCGATATAACTACGCCTAAGTGTGCGCAATTACTCGATAAATACAAGGTTAATTATTGTAGGGTAGAAAGTAATTCAATGGGAGCGATGTTCTCGAGGGGTCTGCAGAGAGCTACCAAAACGAGAATACTTCAGGTTAGCAACACGCAAAACAAGATAACCAGGATAATTATGCAGAGCGCTTTTATCTTGAATAACATAAGCTTTGTAGATCGTGACGGTAAAGATTACCACAACTTTATAGGTAACCTTAAAGGGTTCAGTAAGGAAGGTAAGAACAAGAATGACGATGCACCCGATTGCATGGCTGGATTAGCCACCTTTGCGCAGTCTATGTTTAAAAATAATTGGTAATATCGGGAATTATTCATTACATTTACACTTTCTCCACCAAGGACATAATGATAATTTTTGTGTTTAAAGTGCGTTAACCTCCCCGGTTAGCGCATTTTTTTTGTTAAAAAGTGTTAAATATTGTTGTACGTTAAATAAATTAGTGTATATTTGTAGTATACAAAACGCAAAAAAAATAAGAATTATGGAAATGGGATTAACAAAAAAAGAAATTAGATTAATAGCTTTTGAAGCTGAAGGGTTGAATAATTATGACCCTCAGGTGTTAAGCAAATTATCTGCTAGAGCGCAAGGTTTTGTTTATAAAACAAAAAGAAACCCATCTTATGTAATCGGTAGGTGTTGCTTTTTAATTAACGGTAAAAAATTAGTCAAATAATGTACGCAATCGAATTATTAAAAAGAGAAAAGGACTTAATTGATAAATGCCTGGATCGTGGAAAATGGGATAACCATAAAGAAGCTTTGAAAAGGCAAAAAAAGAAATCCACCGAATTAAAGGACGCTATTACGTTGTTAGAGTCGTTGCTAAAGGCTTAAAATCAAAAACAAAGCACTTTACACGACCTCTAACGAACTTTTATTTTAATCTTAACACAATACACTACTTTTTATTTAAACACGCTTAAAAACGCTTAAAACTATGCTACCAAAAAACGCAATGAAAAACGAAGCTAACCCAAGCAAAGAAGCCCGGGACTACATCAGAAAGATTCAAAACTTGAAAAACGCACCTGTAAAAACACACCGCCACGGTGAGGTCATGGGGCATTTTTTCCACGGCACGTTTGTTTTTTACTCGAACGGTCAGACTGTATTCTCATCGAAAAGCGCAAAAGAGACTTTTCACTGGCTTTCTAATCAAATCAAAACAGCTTAACCATGTATTACCTTGAACTACATCACAAGAACGCAGAAACGGTAGAATTTGAAAACCGTGAAGAATTTGAAGAATTAGTTTATGCATTGGCTGAAGCAGGAGTCGCTTTTAGCGATTACGAGGATTGTCCAGAATGCGACGGAGAAGGAGGCGGTGATTACCTAACCGATTGCGGAATGGTCGCTTCAATGTGTTGCGGAGGATGTTATGTTTATGGTCAGTGTCAAGCCTGCAACGGAGAGGGTAAAATCGAGTTCGAGTAACCCCGTAACCATCCGCCTAGAACGAAACCACACCACCAAGAACGGAAAATAAGAACTTTTCACCCCCTATGAATAGCCACTTTTAGCGAGGTGGCTTTTTTTGTGTTCTGTTCGTGCTGGTTTAAACCACTGATAATCACGTACTTTACTTTCAAGCAGTACAAAAGTACCTAAAAACTACCCCCTTTATTCTCTATATATATTTCTTCTCTTACTTTTTT